GATAGGCGTACCTGAAAGCTCTCGCGCTTGTCCTCACGATAGCGTTGTGTCCATACTGATTTCTCTTTAGTTTCCATCGCTCTCTCCCTCTATCTCTTTGTCGTTGCATACTTGACACCACCTGCGTTGATTCTTTTCAGGATAAAACCACGTGTCACACATCGGACACCTCATCTCGTCCCACGTATCCATTTCAACCATTAGTAGCTCCCGTCCTTACCTGATACCCAACCACACCCGTCACAGGTGACCTTGCCCTCTACTGTTTGGCTGTCGCCGGACATTACTCTACCGCATACCCAACACTTACCATAGCTCATTTACTCTCCCCCTAGCTCTATCTCTTCATCATTTAGTAGTAACGTAACGGTTATGTCCTTGATGATAGTCTCATCTAAGTAACCGATCTCATCTACTATGTTATTTATACCGTTAATTGTGGCCTGTTCATAGGCCTCATCGCTTAGATTTCCAACCGTATCGTCTATCTCTAGGCATACGTTAGTAGTAATTACTAAGTAATCGGTTACGAAAGTAACGCGGTAGTCATAACTCATTACTTGCCCTCTCTCTCTCGTAATCTATGATCTCCCACGCGCTGTTGAGTATGGCCTCTTGCCACTGTCCACAGTGCTCGCAAGAATAGTCTGCATTTATAGTGGACAGTACTAACCCGCGTAGCCCACAGTATCTACATTTATCCATTACGCTATCGCTTCCACTGTTAAGCCAGCTAACGCGTAAGCCTTCACAATAGCCTTTGCCCTAGCTTCGGTAAGATCACACTCTCCTAATCCTTCTCCACTATCTACTAAGCGCAGAATAGTAGGAGCCTTAACCCTGGCGCTCACGCGCTCTCCCTCTCTCTCATAATCTGAGGTTGCCTTAAGTATCGTCTCACTTGCGCGAGCTGATCTAGTCTGCCTTGATAGTAATTCCTGTCGTTACTTTCCGTTCCGGTACTTAATCTCTCCAATACCCACTCTGCTTCTACATTTAAGAATTGTTCTAGTTCACTCACTTGCTCTCCTCCTCATTTTCGTAGATGTACTCTATTGAACCCTTACCATTACCGTTTAAGCGTACGGTATAGGCTAGGCGTAGGTCTAGGTCTTCTTTCATAGCTCCTCCTCTTTCCTTGTCCGGCTAGGTACCGGCTCCCTCTCCCTTACCCGAAAGCAAGGGAGAGACAGTCACCTACCTAGTGAAATCTCCCACGCATTTAGTCATTGAGCCTATGCAAAATCCTTGCCCTGTCCACCATAGATAGCCAGCGACTAGATAAATGAAAGCGAAGACAAGAGCTCCGACTACTATTCTTCGCAATGTGTAGTTAGGTTTACGCATTAGCCAGCTCTTCCTCTTGTTCCTTCACACGTCTAGCCACATAGCCGGCGATACTCTCTAGGCTCTCACGCATAGCACAGTACAGATAAAGACTATTAAGGCTCGTTATAGTTCCGGCGTTATGGGTACCTAATTCTGCCACGCTTACATCTAGGGCAGGGTATGCCCATAATGACAGCTCTTGCACACGCTTGTTAATATTGCTGTAGTAGTCTTGAGTCTCACAGTCTGCTATCTCCGCACAGTAATCGGAGAGCTTGTAGTCTTGTACATCTTCTCCGTCTGTAAAGTAATCGGAGAGCTGTTCGGATAGGTCTACGATCTCGCCTACCCATTGAGAGCCAGCGACGTAATCCGGCAACATCTCCCATAATGAGCTCATAGAGCCATTAGTCATAGATTCCTGTGTGATCTCATTTAGTGCTTGCTTGATTAGTGTGCTGTTCATTAGTTTACCTTTCCTGCGTAGTTTTGGATTGACTGTAAGGCCTTTTCATACGATGTGCTAGCTCCGGCGAAAGTAATGCCGGAGACTAGATGAAGACACCAGCTCCACGTTTCGGAGATTGTGTCTTGTCTGCGCTTGATGTCGTAGCTATCAATGCCTAGCTATTGAATGTTCATTAGTTAGCCACTAACGCTGTAATGATTGAGTTGCTGTACTTTTCTACGATTGGGGATAAATAGGCTTTTGCTTGCTCTTTAGATGTAAAGCTCTCAACACGTAAGTAAATACGACGTGACCCGAATTCGCGGAAGACTACATAATCACGTGGCGCGATCTTCTCAATGCCGAAAGGGTATCCGAATACATAGCTAGTTAATTCATCATTGATAGCTGTCTTTAACTGTAGATCCATTTCATACTCTTATCTATTGGAGCTTTTAGGTAGGTATTCTCCAATGGGATAAACTTAACGTACTATCCCCTATAGATGTCAAGCACATTTACTAATTATTTTCTAGGTGTCTAAGCTCTAAACATAGTGGACAGTTAGCCCGATTATGTCTAAAGGTTATAGCTATCCGGTAGACCTAGATCGCTAGCCGATAGGGCTAGACGGTTAGAGCTACGGGTTAGAGCTTGCCTATGTCTGCCTACTATTGTGCGCCTATTGTTAAATCTTGTGCCGAAAGGTTAGAGAGCCCTCCCACGTTTTCTAGCCCGTAACGCCTAGCAATTAGCCCTAAGGGTAGGGGTAGGGGTCACAATAGCCCCGTAAAAAACGGACACCCCGTGTGCTTTAATTGCGTCGGCACTATATATATACTCCCCCAAAAGAAATATTTGCTAAAGTGAAAGTAAGCTCTGACCAGCACTTATACTTACTGTGTCACACATCACAGTAATAAAACGGGAAATCCGTTAAATTTCCTGCCTTATATATAGTAGGGGCTTAAGCTTTCCAGAAGCCCCGAATTACCCCACTGCGAGGCCCCCTAGGCCGAGCCTAGTAATGCCCCTCACTCGCTTGGTGCTCGTTCGGGCGCAAGCCCGATACAGTTTAGTTTTAGTAGGGATAGTTCTGTCCTTTTTCTGATACAATGGGACAGGTATATCTTTACCTTGGTGGGTAAAAATCAACCAAGACAGGTAACAAAAGAATTGACATTCCGGCCCGTCTGATTTAAAAAAAATTTTTTCTACGCCTTCGGCGCTACCTGTAAAGGAGATCCAATGGCAGATAACTCAGCCGACATCGCAAAACGTATTATCCTAGGATGCGTAGCTGAAGGTATGACCATTGAGGCCGCGTGCGGCCAAGCCGGCAAAAGTTTAAAGACTTATGAGTATTACCGTCGCACAGATAAGATCTTCACAGACAAGGTAGATAGAACGCGCCTTGGTCTCAAAGATAAAGCATTTGCTTCCCCCGACGTTCACGACCTAGACTTTGCAGCTTTCCGCAAAACCTACCTGCACCAATCAACTTTCCCTCACCAGTTAAATCTGGTTGATGTGATCGAAGGACGCGAGCCATCCTGGCTGCACCCTTCTATGAAGTTTGAACCAGGGATGAATCAGAACAGAATCCTGATTAACATCCCGCCCAACCACGCCAAGTCCATTACGGTAACTGTGGACTATGTAACGTGGAAGGTTGTGCAAAACCCCAACTTTAGGGTTTTGATTGTTTCTCAGACTCAGCAGCTTGCAGCAGATTTCCTCTACGCTATCAAGCAAAGATTGACACACCCTATGTATGCTGACCTCCAAGCAGCCTACGCCGCCGGAGTCGGCTTTAACTCCAAGTCTGCAACCTGGACTGCAACCCGTGTTACCTTTGGTGATGAACTCCGTGAGTCATCTGAGAAAGACCCAAATATTGAGGCCGTCGGTATCGGCGGTCAGATCTACGGTAAGCGTGCCGATATGATTATTGTAGATGACGCGGTCACATTAAAGAACGCTAACGAGTTTGAAAAGCAGATCCGCTGGTTAACCCAAGACGTTCGCTCTCGTCTTAACCCTACGGGCAAACTTATTATTATTGGGACCCGTGTAGCATCCGTCGATCTTTACCGCGAGCTACGCCAAGAAGATAGATACCCAGGTGGACAAGTCCCTTGGACATATCTTGCTATGCCGGCCCTTTTGGAAACAAATGAAGATAAGGATAAGTGGGTTACACTGTGGCCCAAATCCGACCAACCCTTTGAAGGACAAGTTGACACAGATAAAGATGAAGACGGACTCTATCCTAGATGGAACGGTAAGCACCTATCTGCAGAGCGCCAAGCTATGGATGCACAGACCTGGGCTTTGGTATATCAACAGCAAGATGTTTCAGATAATGCAATCTTTGATCCTGTCACCGTACGCGGTTCCATTGACGGTATGCGTAAGGCAGGTAAATTAGTTGCCGGCAATCCTGGTCATCCACGCGACCTTAACGGGTTTAGCTTTATTTGCGGTATGGACCCTGCTATTGTTGGTGATACCGCTGTGGTGTGTTACGCAGTTGATCGCACTACTCATAAACGCTACATTGTTGATGCTTTCAAAATCACTAGGCCATCTCCGTCACAAATTAAAAACCTTATAATTGACTGGACTTCTCTCTACGGTCCCTCTGAGTGGATAGTAGAAAAGAACGCCTTTCAAGCTTTCCTTACTCAAGATGAAGAACTGCGTCGCCACTTGGCATCACGCGGAGTAATCTTGCGTGAGCACCATACCGGTTCTAATAAGTGGGACTCAGGATTTGGTGTGGCATCTATGTCTACCCTGTTTGGTACTAAACAAGCAGACGGTAAACATCATAGAGATAACCTGATGCACCTGCCATCAGATCAAACTGAGAAC